GAAGTTGTTTAAACTTCTTACGGGATTCGTCAATGAAGTTAATCACATCCTCTTCTGTTCCATTCATCATCAACTTCAAACCATCTTTAATCATTTGACGGCATGGTGCCGGGGTTGAAGATTTAACTGCCTCAATACCCATCATCTTGAGTTTAGGTTCCGTATATTGGACACCCTCACTGTTCCATACGTTGAGAATGTATCGCTTCTTTGCAGTCCAAATACCACGTTCTGCGATATTCTCACGTTTCATAATCATCTTCTGCTCATACGCCGAAACATAGTTCGCAAGTTCTTCATATGAACTCTCAATAAAAGGTTCCAGTTTCTCCTGGCAGATCTTATCAAGTAAAGAAACAACTGCTGTTTTATCGTTAGACTTATTACTAAGAAATTTATCAACAAGAGGTCCAAGATTAAGATAGATCGAATCAGTATCAGATGCGATAACATAATCTGTGTCTTTTGTTTGCAAAATCTTATTTAGAAATCCGTTCATCTTATTCTCAATCCAGCGGATTGATACTTGACCCGAGAGCGTAATCGCTTCCGCATTGGCAAGCTTGTAATACCTGAAATACTGATTCCCAATAGCACCGTAAGCACTGTTAAGTTGAATCTTACGCGCCATCTGGATATTATTGCATCTAGCAATCTCTTTCTCAAGAGTTTTGGTAGGAGTTTTTTCATAGTCCTGCTTTGCCTGAAGCATCTTCTTTTTATAGATGGTGCGATCCTTATAGATCTTCTCCATCAACTCCGGCAAGAATCCACGGACATCTTTACGGAACATTGCACCATTGGCACAGACCGCATTGTCCTTATACATCTCAAATGTTAGTTCCTCATTAAGTATCTTATCAACGGTAACCGATGGATGTCGTTCATCGAGTAACGTCTCCGGTGAGATATTGTACTGCATAATAAGATGAGGATAGAGAGAGTTGAGGTCAAAACTAACAACCCAATCATACTTTCCTGGTATCGGTTCCTTAACATAAGCGCCTGCGTATTTGGAATCCTTATCTGAACGTTCTTTGGGAGGAATCACAATATCTCTTTTCTTGAGATAGTTGTAAATAATCGCATCCCACATACGAACCTGATAGAACACATCAGTATAGTTTACTTTGGCATCATATGCCATAGTAATTGCAAGTTCAATCAGTTTCATCTTGTCTTCCATGCGGTCAACAAGTTCTACGTCAATGATGTTATATTCTACAAACTTCTGCCACCCGTTTGTATAGAAATCTTTAAATGTATCAAACTCAGAGTGATCTAACTTCTTCTGTCCAAGTTCTACACTAGCTATGTAGTCAAGACGATATGATTCTTGTGCCTTATATGTAAACTTTTTATATAAAGTCAGATAATCAAGTTGAGTAACACCACCGACATCATATGAGATCTGCTTGCGACCCATCACGACTTCTTCTCTTTCAGTCACAAGACCCCAAGGAGACATACGTTTCTTTAACTTTTCTCCAAGGATTCGATCAATACGACGAACCAGATATGGAATATCATACAGTTGACTGTTCCAACCAGTCACAACCTCAGGAGTATTCTCCTCAATCATCCACCAGTTAATAAAGTCAGTGAGAAGTTCATACTCAGTTCTGAATCCCTTATAAAGAACATTCTTCTGGGTATTATTAAAAGAACCACGACCCCAAGTGCGAATCTGCTTGGTATTGTAATCCTGAATTGTAATCAGCAGAACTTCTTCCGCGGCAGATTCTACATCAGGAAATCCATTCTCTGATGCAACCTCAATATCAAGGGTAGCAATCTTAATCTTACTAGCATCAAACTTAATCTCTTCTTCGGGATACATCTCAGAAATATACTGATAGATGTATCGGTCATTGCCATAGATTTTAAAGTTCTCTACACCCTCATACTTCTTGATAAAATCCCTACATTCACGAACAGATCCAGGTTCTACTGATTCAACATATTCTCCCTCAAGAGTTTTATATTTTGTCTTCTTTTTAGAGGGGACAAAAAGTGTTGGAGAAAACTTTTCCCTCGTTGCAAAGTGCCTACCATTCTCATAACCACGAACCAGAAAATGATCCCCGATCATTTGAACATTGGTGTAAAATCTCATTATGAATCCTTTGGTGACGAATGTTCGTTTCAAACTTCTCTGTGTATATTATAGCACCCTTTCCCGTAAACTCCTCACATGCACTGACAAACATTGAAAAGTAATGCCAGTATTTTGGAGGAATATACTGAGGAGACATACACACAAAGATGTGATCAAAATTATAATTATCAAACTTATAATCTTCTTTCTCTACGTTTCTATAATTTGGAACAACTTCATCATTAAATCTATTTCGAATTTTGTTCCCACTATTACTATTGCCAATCCAAGTAAAAGAATTTAACTTTCCTTTACCACCTAACCAGGCACCCCAGTTTCCTTCGTGAATCCTATCATATTTCAGTAACTCATAAAACTCAGTTTTATAAGCGTCCTCATCAGGCATTTCTCCAGTATAATCTCCACCAAAAACATCATCGTGATGATCTATATTGATTAGATCAATGTTTTCGCAATTAGCAATACTGAATAAAATAGAATCGTGCTCATATCCAAAAGAAACACTATCACAATTGCGAAGTGCTTTCAGAAAAGTATTGTAGCAAAATAAAAGATTTGATTGATCAATATTGAAATGACTTTCCTCAAAGTCAGTTTCACTAAAAAGTTGCTCCCACCTTATTCCTGGATTATCATTGAACTTTAATCCATTATAAAGTTCAATAACTGGTCCCATAATGTAGTCCAGATCAATACTAAGAACTTTCATTAGTAAGACTATTGTATTTTTTCAAAAGTTCTGGGTTTGGATCGGCAAGAGTAATGATCTTATCAGAACTGATCATAAACTCTTTTTGATTGGTATGATCCATCATCCAAGAGCAGAGATTATTCCCTTCCCAGATTTCCATAGGATTAATAAGTTTGCAGTCTGGTTCACCAATATCGGCACCAACTTCATCAATCTCACTAATCAGTCTTTCACTGTTCGTCAGTAGAATCAGTTTGATCACTTTGTCCATTTAATTTCTCCTCATACAGTTCTTTCAATTGTTTGACAGGTTCAACTATCGTAATTACTCCATCGGGACGAATTGGGATTTTTGTATCCTTAGATAATACTAACCAAGGACGAAGACGTATCTGAAATTGTGGTATATGATCATTATCTTCTTCAACAAAAACCATTTCTTCTTCACATAAAACAGAGTGTGGATTATCTAGTAGATATCCGACTACATTATCTTCGGACATAATTTCTTTCACATCGGCAATGATGTCTTCACCAGATTTTAATACTGCAAGTTTGATCGACATTTTTACTTTTTACCTCATCTAATTATAACAATAAAAAAGAGGGGTGTCAACTGGATTTTGCCAGTCGATCCCCTGCGGCGACGATACACCTTATTTAGAGATAATCCTTTCTTTGATGATGCTCTGGAACAATCTTACCAAGTGTAATACTCAGTAACCCATCCTCAAAAGTAACTGATCTAACTTCCGTTTCATCTGAAAGTGTCCAAGCTCTGGTGAAAGATCTCTGAGCCACTCCTCTATGGACATATTCTGTTCCAGTTTCTTTATCCTCTTTTTGTCCTTCGACAAAGAGTTTACCGTCTTGTGTGTAGACATTGACTTCTTCTTTTTTGAATCCTGCTAGTGCTAGTTCTAGTCTCGATTCTACGTTACTAACCGTGACTAGATTATATGGAGGATAGTTTGACGTTGTTTCGTGAAGGTTAAACAACCGATCAAAGTATTCATCCATACCAATACTGTTTCTATTTATACGTTCTAGCAACTGATTCATGTTTGCAGCGTTGTACCTTGTTAGGTCTCCCATTGTAGCTCTCCTAAAAGCGAGATTGCGTTGTGTGGACCCCGAAGGCATCCATAGTATATATTAGCATAAGACATAAAAAACGGGGTAGTGAACCCCGTATTTTTTTATTCGGTTTTACTTAAGATCAACACGAATTGCTTCAGTCTCACCTTCAATTTGAGGAATCCAATAGAGTTCCAAAGGTAGTTTTGCAAGTTCAACTTTAGGAAGGTCAATCTTCATTCCAACATTAGCAAACCGTTCTTCAACCCAAGAAATGTACCAGTTGATAGTGTTATCAAGAATGTCTTTGATAGTATCAACCATTTCTTCACGTTCTGCTTCAATCTGATGTTCGCATATTGCATAACTGGAAGCACAAACACGAACCTTAGATCCTGTGGCAAATGCTTTCCAAGTCCATCGGAGGATATCGTTAGCATATCGATAATAAAATCCTTCATCAAGAACCTTGTGGTAGCAAAGCACACCATCAGCAGCTTCTTTGTTCTTTGCAAAATTTGGTTGGTTTGCAATCCAGTGCTTTACTTCTTCCTTAGAAGTGTTGAAGACACGAAGTGATTTTACCTTGGTCTCAAGAATAGCATTACGAATAGCACCAATTGTGCTTTTGTGCCCGCCTTTGGGGTATCGTTCATTTACACCAGCAGCATTAAGGAGAATATCCACATTCTTCTTGGTGACGGGAATACCATCATCATCCATCAAACGTCGAATGATGTGAAAATCCTTTGTTCCGGCATTTTCACTATTATCAGTGGCATTAGCACGAAGTCCCATGAGGGACATGGCACTGTTATCAGATAATTTATCAAGAACTTCAACACCAGTCACTTTACGAACATATAGTGCAACAGGAGCATGAAGCCAATTATTTTCAATCAGTGCTCTAAGAAGATGTCGATGATCGAACTGAAATTCATTTTCAGCAGCATCAACGAAAATACTTATCGGCCAACCAAATACCATCCACATGAAGTTGGTAGTAGATGCAATCAACATCTCCAACTTACTTTGAATCAACTCACTTTTTCGTGGATAGTTTGCAGTCGTTGCCTTGATCTCACTAGTGGGTCGAGATCCAAACCCTTTGAATTCATATAACGGATAATTAGGTCCATCCGTGCCTTCAACTCCCAAGAGATCTAGTGGAAACTCTCGGTCTTGAGGGACTTGTTGCTTTTTATACATACTCTTAATGGTACGGAGGTCAGTGTGTCCAGACTACTGCTGTTCACCTCCATATCATAGAACACAAAAAAGGGGGCGTCAAGCCCCCCAATTTCATTCGGTTTCCTCTGTTCGTTTCTTCTTAGACCCAATATTATACTTAGTCTCAAGAATCCAATCTTGCTTATCCTTGTAAGCAAGAACTTTGATTTGATTGAGTGGTGCGATATCTTGAATCTTGTCTGCATCAACAATGCCAATAAGACCCCAATCAACAAGCAGTTGAGCAATACGGTTACGACGTTGGACATCGTTCTGTGTCAGGTTTGCATGTTTACCATCAAGAGCAAACAGTTCTTTAAAATGCACTAAGAAATATCTACCTTGCTTGTGCAGAATATGACAACTCTGATAGATTTTCTTTTCCTTCCTAGATGCAACTCCGATACGAGTCAAAGTTTCACGGACTTTCAAAAAGTCATCTGGTTCACCAAGAAGAACTTCCACCATCTGATCTGGTGACCATTTTACTTCACTTTCTCTAACAACACTCATTTCGATCCTCCAGTATCAAATTTTGATTTAATAAATGCAAGTTGTTCTTTTGTCAAGATCCGTAATGCTTGTTTTGCCTTCTCATTACTATAACCATAATAACGTTTGACATAATCAAGGTCTTTGATCTTATCTTGTCGGAGCCAGGGAGAGAACCTCTTCTTTTTCCTCACAATATTTATAAAGAAATCATATTGTAGTTTCTTTGAGAGAAAGTTATACTGATTCATCTCATTGGCAAACATCAAAGTATCGATGTGTCCGGAGAAACAACGGTTGATAATATAGGGAGGATATTCTTTTTCGAGTGATGGGTCTTCATCAATCAAATGCTTCTTAGTTTGATTAATGGAATTAAGCCAGTCTTTCAGTTCGGTCATAGATCAAGAAGAAGATTAAGGATTACACTATTATCACTACCAGTAATATCGTAATTTGTTACCAGAAGTTCAGTTTTCACATTATCCTGGGTATTCTTATCACCACGATGAACCATTGAATAACGAAGTTTCCATTCGTTGAGATAATAATCTTTATACAGTTCTCTCAATCTCTCATTATCATTATAGGTGATCATGAAATTGTGAGGACACTTATAAACATCTTCGGCAAATCTATCGTGATCAAATGACTTGTGCATCTCACGATCCTTTCCATATAGAAAATCTTTGATATCATAAGGAGGATCAAGGAATACAAAAGTATTATCTGATCCCTCAGCATTCATAACCTCAGAGTAATCAATATTAGTAATCTTCCAGTTCTTAATCAAATCAGAAAACATAGCAAGTTTATCTGCTCCAACCAGAGAGAAGTTAGCATTAGCAGCAGTTCGTGAAAATGTGCTGTTCTCTGTCAGTCCAGAGTAACTGCACTTATTCATGATAAAGAATGCAACTGCCTTATGAAAGTCATCATAGGTATCGATTTCACTGGCATAACGATCAAACAGATCTCTGGCAAACTTATCCTTCTCATCCTGTGTGCCACTCTCAAGCATCTTCTCTTTCTGCTCTCTAACACTCTCAGACAGGTCTCTCCCATTATCCCTGAGTTGCACCCAGAAGTTATAGAGAGGCACATACAGGTCATTAATCCACACAGGGATATCCCTATTTGCCTTAGTCACATCAATAGCAATAGAACCACCACCAATGAATGGTTCACGATACTCAGTGATTACTTTTGGATACCACTGAGAGAGGGTTTTAATTGCCTTCGACTTCCCTCCGGGGTATCTCAACGGAGTCTTCAATGATTTTAGAGTCATAATCTTTAGGATGATATTTCAAATATTCAAAGAAGGTCAGTTTCATTTCCTTCTCAGTCATACCACAATGCTTTGCAGCAGCAGGTAGATTCATTTTAGCACGATATAGTGCCTCGTTTGATTCCTTTACATTTTCTGGTGTAGTCTTGACTACTGGGTCTTTCAATTTAGACTTATCGATTTTTAGTAATTCCATTAACGTACAAATCGAAAGATACGATTGATGCTTCCAGTCAATTCGTTTACACCAACTGCCATTTCACGGTATCCAATACCGACATAAACCTGTCCAAGAACAACTGCAGTCGTGCAGATACCCCAGAAGATATAATAATGTGATGATTTCATCTGTGCTAACTTTTTAGTTTTTTTGTTTTTCATCTTCCGTGCTCCATAATGTAAATTCAAAGTCTTCAATGACATCATTGGAAAGAAACCTTTTACAAAGTTTTTCGATTTCTTCATTGGCATACTCTTCATTGTCTGCCTCAAAATCAATCTCAATCAACTTACCAAGACGCAACTTATTAAAAGTCATATTAGACATTCTACCACATGCTGCCATAACGGCATTACCGGCAGAGTCACTCACTGCCTTACGCAGTCTAACATAGATTTTAGTCCTGAACTTCATTTTGAAATTTAGTAATCAATTTTGCAACTTGCTTTTTATCAGTGCCACACGGCGCATTATTTAGGCAGATAAGAATACATTCTTCATCAGAGATAGGGTCTCTCTGCCACCATCCATGTTCATCAATCATGAGAATTCAACATAAGGTGATCGTAAAGGTTTGTTAGTTTTATACCATTCCATTGGTGCTCTTTTTGGTGAGAAATGAGACCACAATTCTTTAGCCTTTCTCCTACCAATGATGTGCATCTCTTCCTCCTGAGTCAATTTCATTTGAATTCACACTCCATATCATTATTAGGTGTAGTAGGACGATTGCCGACAGTGGCATATGCACCATCATCATCCTCATAAACTTCAATCACTTTGCATTGATCTTTGAATAGATTTAGAAGGTCTTTATGAAGATCCTCAGGAGAAGATGATTTGACATAGTTATTATCAAATTCATCATGATAAGCAATATTATAACTCATTTGAATTCACACTCCACCATAATTTCAGTTAGACACGCAAGCATATTGATTTCTTGGTCTGCTACAAATGCAGCCTGGTATTGATACTTAGCCAGAACAAGAACAGCAGCAGGGATACTGCCAGGAACAAGGGCATCGTAGAGGCAATCATAAATGCGACGCAACAATACAGTAGTATCGTTGTCAAGGTTGCTAACAATCCATTTACGGACTTCAGCAAAATTCTTCTCTTTGAGGTTCTTAACCAGTTCATTTACGGCAACATCGGAGAACGTAGCGAGGATTCCAGAGTCAATCTTTCCACTCACAGAATAACGTTGACATTCATTCAACACTCTCCTCCAATCAGGAAAGTGCTTGTTGATTAATTCTACCAGGACCTTGTTATCATATTCAACACCTTCTGCATCCAGGATTTGTCTGATACGTTTGAAGAACTGTGCTGCAATGGTTTGACGGTCTTTTCCTTTGATTCCAAACTCAACGACGGCACAACGGGAGTGGAGGGGTTCAAGGATTTTGTTTTTATAGTTGCAGGTGAAGATGAATCGGCAGTTGCCAGCAAACTCCTCAATAAACGCCCGTAGGAGGAGTTGTACATCATTGGACGTGTTATCTGCCTCATCAATGATGATGACTTTGTGTTTTGCAGTTGCAGTAAGCGAGACGGTCGAAGCAAAGTTTTTCGCATTGTTTCGGACAGTATCCAGGAATCGTCCCTCATCGGATCCGTTGATGACATATACGTCTACTCCAAGTTCATTACAAAGTGCTTTTGCTACTGTAGTTTTACCAATGCCAGGAGGACCTGCAAGTAGCATATTGGGAATCTCACCCTTATTTAGGAACTCCTGGAAGGTTTTTTTGGTTGCTTCAGGGAGAATACATTCTTCAATCGTTTGTGGTCGATACTTTTCAACCCAAATAAAATCACTCATAGTTTAGTTCCTTTTTAATTAGATACAGATTATCAAGATGCTTTTGGTATTGTACAATACTATCATCTACTTCTTTTATTGTTGCCTCATTCCATGGACCTCCCCCTGGACCAGCATAAGATTTCCAAACTGCTCGACTATCTTTTACAGATTTCCAAGAGTGAAGTTCACTTTTAATTTGTTTGATACACTCATCAATGGTTTCAACAAGTTTCATAATCAAAAACAAAATTAATTAGAGATTTTTTTGATCGCCAACAAGGTTTCCAGTGGAATCCATGCAGGATCTTCATCAGCAAATTGTACTTGGACCTCAGTAATTACTTTTTCAAGGTGTTTACTGTAAGTTTGTCTGGTATTTTTTACCTGACCTAAAGGATTTTCAATCATACCCATTCTGGTTTACGTTCGGGGATACGTAGGTAATTATCGCACACCCAAGGTTTAGATGCAATGTATTTTTTGTATGCAGTAAAGATATCAATACTTGTGTCATACTTAAACTGATCAGGTCCAGCAAACACGAAAGATGTGTGAGTATCCAGTCTTGCTTTTGGAAAGATTTTATCTGCTTCTACAAGAGTTAAAAAGCATGTATGTACTTTAGCATATCGTGCTGCATACTCCTCACATAGAGCAAAACCGTGTTGTAGCAACCAACGTGCGTTTGCCACAGTCTCATTTGCCCAGATGGTACAGGGATGATTACGAAAGGCACCCTTCTCTGTCGCATAAGGTTGTCCGTCTGCTTTAGGAAGAGTTCCATATCCATGCCCCCATTTATCAGAGGCAACGATGGAAAGCATCTGACAGGTTTCCAGAGGCATCTTGACAATATGCTTATCTGGAAGCACTTTTGCAGATTTGTAGGGGCACTCATCAGTTACAAAAATGTTCATAAAATATCCCTTGGTATAAACCAGTATGACACAAGTTGCCACCGTTTTCCAAGAAGGTATGCCTGATAAAAATCTGTCACATCCTTGATTGTATTCCGATACTCCTTAGGATAAATCGTCAGACTCATCACTGTAAAGATAATCACATGAAATACATTACTAGCAGGATGATGACCTAATTGGAATCCAAGCAACTTGGCCTCATCATTGACAGAGAACCCCAAATTGAAATGACAGTGCAGTTCATCGTGGAGTTCTGTGTCTTCTCCAATACCAGGAATCCAGTTTTCTAGAAACTGAATATAGGGATCAGGTTCCATCAATTACACTCGTTCGGAATAATATGTCAAGTAGACATATGAAAGTACTAAATCCAAGTAAAAAACCCAGGCAAAATATTGGTATTTCTGCTACTGCTGACGATGATTCCGTCCTTGAACTACATGTATTCTTCTTCATCACCCAAAGGTAGAATCAGGTTCCAGAGCAATGTAATAAGTCAGATTGTGCTGACTGTTGGTGAACTTGGAAAGCAGTTTGGAAGAAACTACAACATCATAGGCACCAGGGATGATCTTGATATTCTCAACCTTAAAGTTGAAAACAAAGGTTTGATTGGTTTCACCAACCACGATTGCATACTCGTTGGAGGTATCGTTCTTCTTATCACGAACGACCAGTTTGATAACTCCATTCTCACCCACGGCAGAGAGGTCAGGCAACTGATAAACTGCTGCTGCTTTGACCAGTTTCTCCAAAGAAGTGCTATCCATCTGGAAGCAAACATCCTGAGAGGGAAGTTGAATCTCTTTTTCAGGAGGAGCAATAATCACGGCAGGGTCTGCAAAGAAATACTTCACTCGACGCTTACCTTCTTTGATGCTCAGATAAGAATCTTGATTGAAATCTAGATCGGGATCTTGGTGCAGACTAAGACCATTCAGAAACTGGTTCAGATCGTAAATGGCAAAGTCACGAGGAAACTCTTCTTTGATTTCTGCTTCAGCAAGAATATTCTTTGCAACAGAAATAGTACGGAGTTTGTTACCCTCTTTTACAAGAATAGAGTTGTTAATTCCAGCAAAGTTTTTAAGGATTGCGAGGGCATTGTCAGACAGTTTCATTGTGCGTTCTTTAAGTTTCATTGGGGGTAAGTTTCACGTTTTGCATTCTTGTCGTTGAAATGCATCAGGAGTACAGCATAGTGCAGAATCTTCATAATGTCACGACGAGCAGTGCCTTTCTTATCATAACGAGAGGCATACTTGAGGATGTTGCTACGGCAGAATGCTTCACCGTCTCCACATGCTTCAATCAGATCAAGTGTCTGAATTTTATCATCACCAGCAGAATAATGCTGATTGTATGTGCCAGCAATATAATCGTTTAGTTCTTTGAGGATTGTATCCTCATCATATTTGTATCGTCTGTTTTCGTTCATAGTAAGGTCAAGTGTGTAATCATCCATTTTCAAAATTTCATCATATATGAGGGACCAGGAATTAACCATAGCAGAAAAGAAAATCGTTTACTAAAGAGTCTGCTTTTTCTTTACCAAATTTATTGGAAAGATATCCACTCACAGGATCCAACTTTTTCATATAAGAATCAAAGTCGCAATAGGTGGAAAAATCATTTCCAGTAGGTTGTTCACATTCTAGCATATTCTTGTAAGCAGTCAAGTATTTCTTGAAGATATCAAGATGTTCGTTGACTTCAGACATTGTACATTTAGCAACATACACATTCTCA